CCACTAAAAAGCCCTATGCAATCGCATGGGGTTTTTTTTCGTCCCTAGTTTATTCAAGCCCGTTTAAGCCAGTTTAGTTTGTACCATGTAGGTCGGTATAGGTTGATATGTTTAAAGCCCTTACAAGACATTAAAAGCCCCTATAATCGCATTCCTGTAAACCACCCCAGACTGTTATAGATACTCCGACCTATAAACCGCCCTTTTAATGTCTGCAGTTATAGGGGCCGCGCTTTTATTTATATATGTAATTTTCTAACAGTTTTACTGCAGTTTTTTTTCTTATAAGGATTTTTTTGTCCATAAACGAGAGTCAAAGTCCTTATAAAGAATTTTCTGTTCTTAAACGAGAGTCAAAGTCCTTATACCGTTATCTCTATTAGTAAAGCAGAGGTCTAGGTGAAAAAAAGTTGATCGGCTGAAACCCACGCCACCACTGGGCTACAGCGATTCAGTGACCAGAATCCTCAGTCGAGTCACCCAAAGAAATTGACCGACCTCCGGCAATGTCCCAGAATGGCCGTCCAGACAGAGAGATTCACTTTAATAACACGGAAATTATAAGGCAAGGGTGTCCCCATCCTAAGTAGCGGCTCAGTCCACCGTGCCAAAACGGACTACTAATTTTAATTGGAGTGCTGATATGAGTAAAGATATAGAGTACGGTAAAATTGTTGAACGTAGAAACACTGTTAAATGGGCTGATTGGTATTTAGACTCTATAGCTATAGATATGGAAGACGGTAGATATGGCCAAGCTCTTATAAGAGCCGAAGAGTTAAAGAAAATGATACTGGATCTAAAAGAAGACAACTTTAAAGGGTATAGAGATGAGTAAAATCACTAAGAAAGGGTATAAGTTAGTAGATCAGTTTAGCGGTCGTGGTATTTACCCGTTAGAACTTATTCACGATAGAGACGGACAACCTTTTATAATTAGAGGTGGTATTGCACCACATAAACCAAGTAGCACTGGAAGAATTTGGGTCAGTGATATAGCTAACAAGCACAACAGAGAGTATTTTCCTAGTGTTTGCAACTTAGAATGGAGAGAAATATAATGAAAAAAGAAAGAATATTTTGGTGGCTTAAAACCAAACTTGACGGAACCAGTATCGCATATACATATGATATGGCCGATCAAGACGGCTCCGTACCTTTCGCAATAATCGTTGACGCTAAATTAGTTAATGAAATGAAATCTAACCCCTCATATACAGTAATCGGAGAGCTATGAATAAATCAATTGTTTTAGTAAATGTATATGATAGAGGAAAAACTGTGCCAATGTATCATATAGATAATATTAGCAAGGAGGCTTGGAAACCCTTTGAACCTTTAAGCAATAGCTATTACGTAGGTCAAGATGACTATGGCAGTCCGTTGTTTAAGAGCTATGAAGCGGCATTGAAGGCACTTAAACTTATTACGTTATAAACAAACGAGGTGTTTTATGTATAAAAATCATGCGGTAAAATGTCAGCAATATTCACAGCGTTCAGCGGATAATATGGCTTACGTTATTCTAATGGTTGTTCTTAGTATCCAACAAAACTGGTTAGGTGTTGGCGCTCAGTTACTTGATGTCAGGTTACATGGCATTAAATCTAAGTTCTTGTGGGGCAACAAGATTAAAACCTTTCAGTATTTAGAAGCCAACAAGCATAAAATTTATGCTCAAGTTATGGCGGTTATTAATTCTAAACAGATTGACAGCGTTAAAGCTGAGTCACTTATGAAAATCTTTCTTCGTGTTGACGGCTTGGGATTACCAAAAGCAGGATTTGCTTGTCAGCTTACAGCCGGATTAGTTGGTTGTATGGATGTTCATAATATTAAGATGTACGGTTTAGATGTTAAGTCATTGTCGCTTTCTAAAAACCCTAAGACAAACAAAGGGAGAGCGGCTAATGCTAAAAAGACTTTAGATTATATATTGATGTGTCACGATTACGGCACTGAAAATCTATGGAACAGTTGGTGTTCTTTTTTAGCCACCAAGTCTGTTAAATGGCAAGACGGTAATCATGTAAGTGAAGTTCACTATAGTTATTTAACTGGAGAAGTAAAATGAAAACTAACATGGAAAAGGCAGAAAAAGCGGTGTCCTCTTTAGGTTGGACGGCAGTACTAATAGATCTAGTTAATAATCTAGCTATATGTCGAAGAGGCCACGACCCTGTACGGGATACGCCCCTAGATACATCATACAGTACTAACAGATTAATGGCTATGCCAGAGGGCGGTTACTGTTTAGTATCGGGGGTCTACGATCTGACGTTTGGAGGAGCGCAAAATAGTTATCTTGAAAGGCTAGAGTTGTAGGTGCAAGATGTTAAATAATAAACTTAATATAACTTAGGATAAATAATATGAAAACTTTAATTGAAGCAGTAGAAGCGTGGATTGATGATAGAGTTGATAACAACATCGCTGTAGAGAGGGCTGATAGAATGTCTCACTCTGCGTTTGTTGATGTGGAAGAATTAAATGGGACGCTTAAAGCTATGGAAGAGATCCATATCCGCGATGCTAATAGGATTGCAGAGTTGGAGAGGCGTATTCTGATTTTGGATGGAGATAATACTTTTGACGCGGAACGTGCCACTACTATTGAGAGTAGACTTGACGATCTTGAATGTACTATGGAACACAAGACTGACAGCGATGAAGTTGAGACTATGGTTGAGTCTGCAATAGGAGATTTAGATTTCCCAGATTCATATGCAATCGAAGTTATGGTCGATGATGCACTAGATACCAAGGTCATGGATGCTGTCAGGGCTGAGATAGATGCGACAGACTTTAAAGTAACAGTGGAGAGATAACATGTGGGCAATTGATTGGGAAGAAATGGGGTGTACTCAGTACGCCTCAACTCTAGAAGATGCACATAAAATTGGACAGCGCGGTGGTATATTTTATATAATAACTTATGTGGGAGAGAGCAATGGCTAGATTAATAGATACTATGAACGAGAAGCAAATGTGGAAGTCTTGGATGAACACAAGGTTGGGAATGAGACAATGGTGCAAAGAGATATGTCAACCATTAGTCTTGGCAACGGACTGTGCTACTGATATTAAACAAGCACCACCACTAAAGGAGAAAGAACAATGAAGATAAAGACCTTTAAGTTTAATGGCGAACACCCTGATCTACATACTGGTACTTACTATAGCATGAAAGAATACTCTGAAGTTGCAGAGGTAGGACTTAAAACCCTATGCAGTAGGATGGCACGTTACCGTCATGTAGAAATAGATAATAACTTTATAGGCCTTAAATATTCTAAGCCTGATAGCAACTTAGAAGGGAGGTGTGAACAGCTATCAATGAAGTGGTTGCGACAGAAGCTAACAACAATTGACCCTAACTATAAGGAACACAACAGATGAAAGGCATCATTGATACATCTAAACCAATCCATAGCTACAAGGTTCTTATGTCTGAGTTGTCTGGTTACTACATAACTGTGGCGGCTGAGACACCTGAACAAGCTATGGAGTATGGCAACAATGAGGCTATGAGAAAGAACTATAAGATGTCACAGATTTATGTGGTTGAAACCGCTGTGGTTTCTGCAGAACTAATAACTAAAGAGGTAAATAAAAATGAGTGATTACTATGAATGTGGTATGTGTTTAATATTCTTTAAAGCACATCATAACCAATCAGAACACTGTAACTTATGCTATAAAAACCTATTAAGCTTTAAAGATTTAGAAGATGCTTATACATATCCTTTAGAAGATAATTAATAAGTATCTTAAAAACCTTAAAAGTATTATAAAGATATTAAAAAAGTTGTCAAGTAATTTCTACTTGATGTTTAAAATAAAGTAACTAAACCATAAAGGAATACAGTAATGAATAATATTACACCGATGTTTCAAAATAACACAGCACTACAAGCTATTAAAGATAGAGGCTATGGCTCAGCAGGTTTTGATATAGCTGTTGCACCGTTGACGTACACCGCCACCCAATATGGTGACGCATTACCAAGCAGTAAATCTGTTATCTATCGCACCGATACTGGTGAAGAGTTAGGTATCCACGGTCATGGCTATAAACCTGTAGCACCTAAGCACATGATAGATGTTACTAGGAATATCATTGAGCGTTCTGACCTATCTATCAATGGGATGGAGGAGACTATTAGAACCTCACACAATGGTGCTAGAACCTTTGTACAATACAAGCTACCAGAGCATACCTATAGAACTAGTGACGGTGACGAGGCTAGTCTGAGTCTGTTATCTATATCATCCTTTGATGGTACGTGGCCGTTCATGATTAGTGCCGCCGCAATACAACACGCGTGTACAAATCTTCAAGTCTTTGTAGGTGGTGAAGTGTCAGTGTTCAAAGCTAAGCACACTAGGTCACTAGACATTGAGCAGGGCGGTAGGATTATTACTAAGTCTTTAGATCTCTTTCACAATCAGCGTGACCTATGGCAACAGTGGGAGGGTAGAGAGTGTAGTAATCTAGAGGCGTTTAGATTCTTTGCCGAAGCACTCAAGTGCAAGACAGCTTTAGATTTAATAAAGAAAGGCGTTACTAACCCTACTGATATACTGTTTGATATGCCTAGACGTAACACTAGTCTTCAGTATATGTGGAATATGTACAATGCAATCTATTCTAAACGTCTTGGCAATAACTTCTGGGCTGTGTATAATGCTATGACAGATTGGTCAACACACTTTGAAGCCCCTCGTTCTTCAAGCATGGCGAACATTGCATCAATACAGAACGATAGACAAGAGGTTGTAAGACAGACCCTAAATGCTCACACTTTCTTATCGGTTGCGGCATGAAGATACCAGAGAAAGTATTCAGTATAGATTCACTGGCGCATCGAAAGGTGCGTTATATTCTAGATAAACCTAGTCAACTACAGGACGCAGTGTTAGATATTATTGCAGACGGTAAAGTTAAATGGACTGTTAAGCAATGGAAAAAACTAGTAAGTGATATAGAATTATCTGACCTAACAGTAGGTGAGTACCTTAATCAATTTAATAAAAGGAAAACAAAATGACAACAGGATTTGGAGAAAACTTTTTAACTATAAACTATAGGCTAGGTGTAGGGTTTGACTTTGAGTTCGCCGACAGCAGGGCTGTGTGGATTACCAATAGCCTGACTGAAGAGATCAATGCGGCATCCTTTGAGGGTGTCGTAATCATGCTACCCTTTACAGTGATAACCTTTGGTAAGATATGGACGGAGGACTAGAGAACATGGGTGACGCAACACATGGCGGCAAAGGTGATCGTGCAAGGAGCGTAAACTTAAATAGATTTAACGATAACTTCGATGCAATTTTTAACAAACAAC